TTAGGAACGATTATAACGGATTCGCTAATGATAACGGACATAATTTCAACTACTCTTGTAGATTCATTAATGGTGTTAGTTATAGAGTACGGAGATTCGCTCGTCCAGTTTATAAGTACTGAGGATTTACAGGACTCTATTTTTGCGGATTACACAACCATGCTAACTGACAGAACGGATGAATGGGTGCGGAATGATTCTATTAAGATAGATACAACCGTTACGAGAGTTTACGGGGCTGGGATTAACGTAGTAACAGGATCGCATCCAAATATAACGGTTACAGCAACGGAGGTAGATGGCTCAATTACAAACGAAGGTGATATAAGTGTAACGGCTGGTGGTGCTAATACTTCTGTATTACACTCTAATACTTCTGGATCAACGGATGTAACGCTTTCGGGTAGTACATATTTAAACGTAACAGAAGCGGGTAATACGGTTACTTTCACACCGACAGGATTACAGCCTACAATCACCCCAGCTAACGTAACCGCTGGCTCAAATAAAATAACGCTAGGTGGCACTCCAACTGGTGCCGCCTTGCAGGCATTTTCTATTGATGTGGATGAAACAAAGATCAACCATGACAACTTACTGAACTATGTGGGTGGGCAGCATTACCTACAACCTGACATTGATACAGTTAATGATGACATTACGGGGATGTTAAAAGCTACTTCAGGAGTATTGGCTCAGGCAGTAGCTGGTGTTGACTACCCTGCTGCGCTTTGGGATACCACAGGAGGCACCCCTACATTACGAACATTGCACCATGTCGATAATGGGAACATAATGGCTGCACAATTTGGGGTGGCTTTATATATCGACAGGGATACGGAGTACAGCCCGTTGGCAGCACCACCTAATGCGCTTTATGTCGGTGGCTATTCTGAATTTGATTCTGCCGTTGTTATGAAAAATATGGATACATTGGTAACGGTGCCGACCTTTGCATTGACCTTGTCTGCAACCGGAGATACTGTTCTAAAATATCCCTGGCCGGAAGGTGAGGTGGTTGAGGATAGTGTGCAATGGCGGCTGGATGCGACAACGGGTCGGATATTCCCAAAGAGCGACAAATCTATTGAATTGGTTAACACTACATCTGCTTCAACAGGGGTGATTTATAAAGAAGGGGAGTCGTTCATTCATAATTTCGCAAACACCACACCGATTGGACACAATGTTTTTATCGGTGAGGGTGCCGGGAACTTTACAATGGATGGAACCACAAACCAAGCGAGTAATAATACGATTGTTGGAACTGATGCTTTTAACGGCAATACGACAGGGGCGAGTAATATGGGAATTGGGTGGCAAGTATTAAAACTTAATACAACCGGATCGTGGAATTCCGCAATCGGAACTCAATCTATGATTGTAAATACAACCGGGTACGGTAATACGGCAAATGGAGTATCTGCATTAAGGTCAAACACAATTGGGTTTTATAATTTAGGTTTAGGGTACGCTTCTTTATATAGCAACACGACAGGATGGGGCAATATTGGAATTGGAGCAGCTACCGGATGGAATAACACCACCGGCACAGGTAATATATTTATCGGAGACTCTGCTGGATATAATGCATCGCAGAAGGTGGATGCAGTAAATTCAATGGCACTGGGTTCATATACCTATACAACCGCCTCAAATCAGTTTGTTTATGGGAATAGCAGTGTTACTCGCCATGAGTTTAACGGTGGTTCAGTCTTTGCACCGGATTTGGCAGTTGCAACAGGCGATACTTCCGTTGGCTTTAATCCATTGACCGGGGAGTTTTATGCAAAAGAGGATGTTGCACTGGTTACACCGGCCAACGTAACAGTCGGTTCGACCAAAATTACACTAGCAGGCACTCCAACCGGTGCTGCATTGCAAGCGTTTTCCATTGATGTAGATGAAACAAAGATCAACCATGACAATCTATTGAATTGGGTCGCCGGCAAGCACTTTTTGCGTTCCGAAATAGATAGTGTAGATAAAGATATTCCATATACGTCAACATTGGAAAAAATGGTAATGATTGACACGGTAACAGGAATAATTTACCGCCGATCACGGATACCCGTAGCGGTTGGCGATTCAATCGGAGAGATGTTATATTGGGATGGTGATAGTTGGGAACCGGCATACGGAAAGCACTTAATATGGGACCCGACACCGGGGAGCATGGGTATAAATTCATACACACCCAATGCAAGGCTGGAAGTGATTGGAGAGGATGAAGAAACGGCAATTATTGGCATATCCTCTGGCGATAATTCCATTGGCGGTTACTTTGAGATTACAGGGGTTCCCGGTGATGGAACCGGATATGCAGTTTACGCTCACGGAGAGGAAGATGGAGGCGGTGCTTACGGAGTATGGGCGCAATCTGATTCAAGTGCTGGTATCGCTTTGTATGCCACAAGTCAAGACGGTACCGCCTTATCTGTTGCTGGTCGGGCGAACTTTTCGGATTACATTGAATTTGACCAAGCGGCTGCACCATCACCGACAACAGATAGATTGTACAATGTTTCGGGTGATCTGTTTTGGAACGGCACAGAGGTAGGTGCTGCCACAAGTGGAAACATTGCAGATGGTGATACCACAAATGAAATGGCAGTGTGGAATGAAACGGCTGGAGAGTATCAGGCCACAAACTACAACGGCTTAAACTTTGACCCTGCCACTAAATCCCTCTACGAAAACAGTAAGAAAGTAATCAACCACCAAGAGATCAACAACACGGTAGCAGATGGCAAGGGTATGTGGCTCGATGGGACTAACGATAATATTTCGTTAGGAACGGATACGGAACTTGATTTGGGAACGGGAGATGGCAGCTATTTTGTAAGATTCAAGAATACGGGAAATGATGCAGATTATAATTTCATCTTTGATGTGTTGGACGGTACGACTAATGACAGGCAAGAGATAATAATAGGAAATGGTGGATTGCTAAGACTATACATAAAGGAGAATAATGTTGCGAAGTATGCCGAAGGGACAACGGATGTAGGTGCAGATGGGTTGGTTCATTCAGTAGCGGGAACGATTGATAGAAGTAGTGCGACAGGGTTAAAGATTTACCTTGACGGAAAAGAGGAGACATACGGGACACAGGAAGACCCGACTTCACTTACAGGAAGTATTGCATCAACAGGTATTAAATATGTTGGAATTTCCCAAAATGGAACATCCTATCCATTCGCTGGATCAATCTACTCATTCAGTTATTGGAACATGGCCTTATCCGCCTCGGAGGTACTTGCGTTATCGGAGGGCGGTGCGACTCCTTATAAATATACGGGGGCGAGTAATGCGGAACTAACAAGCGGGACACTTACGATTGGGAAACAATATAGAATAGTAGACTGGATAACGAATGATGACTTTACCAATATAGGTGGTACTAATGTGGATGGCAATGAATTTACTGCTACGGGAACCACACCCACCACATGGACAAACAGTTCAGTAGTAATAAGAATAGGCGAAGTCCTATCGCTTGACCCAGCGGGGATGTCAACAGCAACGTGGTACGACCAGAGCGGTAACGGGATTGATGGAACGGTGAGTGGTGCGGTTGTAAGTAATATGCCAGAGAATACGATAGTGGGAAGATTCCTTGAAGCAATATCAGCAGAGAATACCTCCATTTATTCTATAAGTTCAAGTAATGACAAATCTGCAGCTGCCGTAATAAGAAACATTGGGACACAGAATAACTACATTCTATTAGCAGCTTATGGTTCGACACATGCTGGCACGTCATCTGGAATTACAAGGGCGGGATTGACAGAAATGTCATGGGGAAATAGTACGGGATTCTTCTTTCGTGGGATATCTAATGCACCTCTATACTTTGCTACAAATAATACGGTACGAATGACTGTTTTAGGTTCAGGCAACGTAGGCATAGGGACTGTTTCGCCGAGTCAATTATTAACAGTAGATAATGGTACAAGTATAGGCACTTACACTACGTCAGGATGGGTTCATGCTTCAGACAGTACAATGAAAGAGAAAATTAAGCCATTACGGAATACGTTAGGTAAGATACAGGCATTAAACGGCATTATGTTCGTTTGGAAAACAAAGGTTGGAACAGGAACAAATACAACCACAACAAAGAAAAAGCAGATTGGATATATTGCACAGGAAGTTGAGCCAATTATCCCAGAGGCTGTTTTATACGATTCGGTTAATGATACATATTCAATGGCATATAGTCAAGTTATTCCTGTAATTACAGAAGCGATAAAGGAGCAATACCGAATCTCCACAATCACAACAGGGGGAACAGCAACGGATACATATACGGTTAATGACACTACGGGGATACCGAGAGCAGCGTTAGCATCTTCGATATATTATAACTCACCAACTGCGATAGACTTCGTGGCAGGGTACAAGCAGATAGGGAATGGTCAATATGACGGGCAAATTATATCTATTACTAGCTTTAAAAACAACTATACGATAACGCTAGATCAGGGCGACAATGTGAAACTTGACGAGGGAGTGACGTGGGTAGGTGGCAAAGGTGATGAGATAGTACTGAAGTGGGTTGAAGAACTTTCTAATTGGTATGAGAGGAGTAGGAGCGATAACTAATGAGAAACATACTATTCATATTATTGATTTTTTTGGTTGGGTGTAGTCCTGTGCCGATAAACGTGCTGGTGAACCCTCCAACGAATGATAAGCCTCCAACGGGGTTTATTATAGCTGATAGATACGAGTTCGCTACAGAGGCTGACAGACCGCCTAATAAGGATTTAAATACTTGTGCAGTATGGGGAGTGAATCATGTCCATCGTAGGGCAGGGGGAATGTACAATCCTGACGGTAGTCCTGTCCCTGCAAATGATCCTAGAAACTACTTTGAGAGCAACGCTGAACAGGCTAAATGGGTGAACGGGACGATAGCATTAGTAACTGATTTAAATAAGCACCCTGAGTCTTGTGGAGTTGTCGGCAGTTCGATTGCTACAATCAAGAACTACGATGCACCTGTATTTGTTTCAGCACGGATGAAGGTTGCTCCTAGAGGTGGTACGTATTGGACTGCGTTAGTAAGCTATAGTCCAAATGGTTGGCTTCCTGAATCGGATTTTCACGAATTTGAATGTACTGACAGTAAGGCATTTACAAGTTCAATACATAGGATAGTTGATGGCAAGCACGTAATGACCCACACTAAGAAATTTACCTTTCCCGTTGACCTGTCTGATAAATTCCATATTTATTCAGCATTGGTACTGCCAAACAGTATGACAATCTACCTTGATAACGTAGCGATATGGACAATAAACGAAGTAGGATTAAACGTAGAACCTATTTACTTTATGATAGAAAATCAAATATACAGCAATTGCGATACAACCTTAATAAACGATTCCAATAAGGCAATAATGTTTCCAACCTCCGCATACGTGGATTGGATACGAATATACAAACCATGAAGAAGCTAATCATTTTGCTGATGCTCCTGTCCACGATAGGATTCAGCCAGACGGCTTCGATACCTGAGTTACAGGCGATGCCAAAAGAAACCGTTATCATACCCGTAAATGTAGCAAATTGGGTGGAGATTGGAGCGTTGTCTATCTACATAGATTTCGACCCAACTGTGCTGAAGTTTTGTGGTTCTGAATTATCTCAACCTGATATGATGATCGGAAACCAGGGTGGCCATATAATCTTAATATGGACAGCTACTCCTTCGGTTTCAGGTGGTGGGATAGTATGGAATACATGGACATTTGACGGGACAATAGCACAGCTTTACTTCGAGGTTTACGGATCTTCTACATTAGACTTCACAAGCCAATGCGAGGTGGTGCAATTAATTCCACCTAATACGCTTAATTATATTACTGTTCAGTATACAAACGGATCTATTTATATACCCATGAGGGGATGCACACGACTAAAATAAACTACCATGATACGACTAGACATCACTACAGGAGCTACAAGCACAATCGGATCTTTCATATTAGGCATGATCCCTACATTTACCCACGAAACGAAAGATGAAATCGTGTTCTTTTTTCAGGTAGGTGCTTTTTTAATAAGTATTATCGTTGGTGTATTAACGGCAATAAATATCTGTCATAAAATAAAAGAGAGACGAAGTATTAACAAAAACAAGTAAGTTATGAGTAATTTTAAAGACACAGTTACTACCATTTGCGGAGTTGTAGCTGGTATTGCAACAGCGATTATCGGAGTACTTGCAACAGGATCAATTACATTACCAGGATGGGTATTAGTGATTGCAGTTATTCTTGAAGCGGTATCAATAGCTATTATCGGAGCTTTACAGGGTAGAAATGCAGATGGCTCACGGAAAACCCCAGCACAGATCGAAGCTCAAAAGACCGAGTAAATGAGGATACTGATTGCCGACCAGAATGCAGATCAAAGGGAACTAATTAAACGTATCTACACAGGTCATTGGATAAGGGAAGCCAAACATTCAACCGAAGTTTTAGCTAAGTGTAAAGACTTTGATTTAATCTTTACAGATGTTTGGTTTCCTGGACTCGGAGGGATGCTTTATTTGCATCAGCTCCATAAGAAAACAAAAGCTAAGATCGTATTAGTATCAACAGGAGAAAATCACGGGTGGAATGACTATATTCGCAAACCTTTTAAGAGGGATCAAATCTATGACTACATCAAATGAGTTTGTCCTACACGACTATTTAGATTCTCAGATAGGTGCAAGGAATGGCTATGAAGAACAATTCCAACCACCCGATCACATCATTGAGAACCTTAAAGAACTACACGAGAACCTAATCAAGCCGTTGATGGATTTCATGTACGGTGGAAAGTTTGTTATCTCGTCAGGTTATAGATGTCCAAGAGTAAATAAGAAGGCTGGCGGGGCTGGTCGATCCCAACACATGACAGGGATGGCTGTGGATTTAAAGTACGTTAGAGATAACCAAATGGACAACGGGGAGATCATTAATACTTTAATAATGCTGGATCTTCCTTTCGATCAATGTATAGATGAATTTAATTTATCATGGGTGCATTTGTCCTTTGACCCATCTAGAAACAGAAGGCAGTTACTTAAAATAGGATAATGAAGGTAGTAACAGATAAAGGGATTCTGGTCAGATCGTATATAGAACGATTCTCCCACACACCTAAACTTTCACTAGCCAGAAAAATCTATTCAGAGAATGCTTTACTATTTAAAGACGTTGAAGAAGCGAGGTCAATGATTCGTTATCATACGGGTAAGACGGGTAGGAGGCATTTATGTAAAGATCCATCTAGTAAGCTAATCGGAGCGTGTGAATTACCTGAAAGTATCTGCAAAGAGTACGTAAGGTATGAGATGCCAAAGGTTAACAATAAGATTCTTTGTTTATTTGATATTCACTTCCCCTTCCATGATAACAACATTCTAGAATTGGCTTTACAATATGGCAAGGATCACGGAGCTAATACTGTTCTATTGGGTGGTGATGTGGTTGATTTCTATTCTTTGAGTTGGTTTTCACACGAGCCTAACCTGTCCACCTTCCAACTGGAGAGAGAGATGTTCTGGCAGTTCTTAGATGTGATAGATCATTATATGCCTAATGCTAAAGTAATCTGGCAAGAGGGAAACCACGAGCGTAGGTACGAGAACTACCTAATGAGTAAAGCTCCAGAGATATTCGATACAGAAGAATTTAAACTTGAGTTTCTATTTAAGTGCGAAGAATTGGGGGTTACTTATGTAGGAGATAAGAGAGTAATAAAGATAGGTAAGATCAATTCAGTTCACGGGGATGAGTACGGCAACTCAATTAACACCCCTGTCAATGCTGCGAGAAACCTATTCTTAAAAGCTAAAGCCTGTGCAATAGAAGGACACTTTCACGCTACCTCAGAGCATACAGAAACGGACATAGATGGTAAGGTTATCACTTGTTGGAGTGTGGGTTGCTGTTGTGGGCTTCATCCTAAATACAGACCTTTGAACAGGTGGAATAATGGATTTGCGGAGATTGAACTTGAAAAGGATGGGAACTTTACGGTACACAATCACAGAATAGTGAAAGGGAAAATAGTATGAGCGGATTGAGTTTCATTTGGAAGGTTGTAGTTGTCATAGGATTGATTTTGATTCTAGGAACATCTACGGGATTGGTAATCCAGTCATTTGGTAGAGCCAAAGAACGTAAACTCAAAGAGGTTGCTTTATTGGAACGGGATGAATGCCGAACCGCTCCATCTACTGAAGTGATAATTCACGACTCTGTATTTATATATGATACTATCTTCATAAAATCCAAACCTATCTACCATGAGCCAGCAACACCCCCAACAGAGAGCCAAGTGGCGAAAGCTTGTTCAGCTAAATATTCAATCCCAGTTCGGTTCACAAAAGAAGGCGAAACGTGGCGTTTCCTTGCCACCTATACTATCAAAGATTGCTGGCTGGAAGATATGGAAATATCTAACGCTGTCCTACCAAAAAGAATTTCTATTCAAACCAAACAAATAGACACCTGCATCGCTAAACTCCCACAATACCGACCCGTAAACCATTGGCTACTTCAGGGAAGCGTAATAGGTAACAGTTTATCCAAGATGCCAAATGCTGATTTGATGGTTGGTTATTCTATTAAGGACTATTTCATTATCAGTTTAGGTGGGGAGTACAACACTTATCATAATGAGTTATACGCTAAACTAAGCTTCGGAATATATTTAGACCCAGTTAGAAGAAGATTAACCAGACAAGGCAAATGAGACACCTAACTAAAGAAGAATATAACGAGGTTATTAATAAGCAACTCGAACATCACAATGTGAAGATTGAGGATATAGGACACGAAGAAGGTTGGTATAATAAATACACCCAGACCGAAGCTCAACACGCAGAATGGAAAGCGTGGACAATAACCTATATAAGGAAGAAATGTCGAGTATCTAAAGTGTGGGCTGAAAGAACCTTCCCCTGGTTAGACTTAATGCACGGACTAAAAATCAAAGGATGAAGCCATGTCGTGACGAAGACCGCATCAGAAGACTTATTTCCGTTCACGAGAACCAGCAGATTGTTCTCAAATCTATGGTAGACTATCACCAAGTAAGAATTAATATGCTCACGGATTACGTTAGTGAGATCCGAAAGCCTGGATTCAAATTCAAGAATCAGAGCATTATTATGAGCGAGAAGCCGAAACCCGACCATATTGTAATCGCCAGCAACACCTACACGGGAGAATCCTATCTTTAAGCATGCCCACAAGAGGTACAACGAACGATCTATTGAAAGTAGTATCCTAGTAGGTTTGAATATTAAAGTCCGTTAGACATCGTTATTTACTATATTATAATAAGGTGGCTTGTTTATACCCAATATAAACTACATAATAAATAAGGTTTTTCGATTAGTTTAATGTACTTTTGTTTTTCAATCAAATCTAAAAAAGCTATGAAAACAATCGACAATGTCCAAGTAACAGGTGGAGCCAACGGCAACCGCCTTCAAGTAGAAATTCCTTCAGGCATGACTGGTGTTAAATTGATGAAGTGGAAAGTTAAGAATGCTAAAGCTATCGAAGAAGCTACTGCTTTGACTCCTGAAGTTGAGCCTGATATTCCTGTTATTGGTTATAAGTATAATAAGACCTCAAAGAGAGTTGACGTTCTTGTTGACGGTGAAGTCAGGGGTGATGTATCTTCAGATGATGTTCCTTATCTTACTAGCAGGAGTAGGGATGAGATATGGTCTGGTAGGGTGATTCAATTTGTGAAAGAGCTTGGTATAAAAGATTATAAATTGGGATGGTATACCAATGGGAACGGTTGTGCAGTTAAAGACACCCCCAAAGTATGAAACCACACCGCCTAGACCCCGAACAAGAACGCTACGATGCAATAAAAGCATTAGAGCCGTTGCCCTTAGAATGCCCTACTTGTAGTATTATGTATGATGACTTCGGCTTTGAGGTAGTTAATCCTGACAACTGGGAGAAGATGAATCAGAGTTGTGATGAGTGCAGATCAATGGAGATTTACTACAAGCTAACCCATCAAGACTGCGAATCATTTATCAATCTTTACAACCTCCAACGTCATTATCCTGAATACATCGCTAAGTTCTGGGTGTGGATGGCTGAGACTTTGAAGGTTGAAATCCATATCGCCAAAAGAGTAATCACTTTAATTGAGGAGGATAAATAATGGGAATTACAACAAAATACCTAGAGGATGTAAAAAGGGCTATGCTTACTATCGGGATAGATATAACACTAACAGAGGTTCATTCTACAATACTATTCCATGAAAGAATGAAAACAACTGGAGATAGCTTTTCTATTAAGGATGCTATTGATATACATTATGAGCTTAAAGATTATGGCTGGGGAGAATTGGCATTTAAAGAATCAAAATAATGAGAGTACCATTCAACAACTTCTTTCGTAAGATCATGGGTAAAAAGGAAACCTTAGATCAGAAGGTAAACAAACCAGCAGAGCAAGTCAAACTTGAAAAGCTGGTCAGGAAACCACCTAAAAAGAATCGCCCTATTCCTTACACCTTCAATGATGCTCAATCAAAAGTCAGACGGCAAAGAAACATCAAAGCCAGGATTCAGAAAAACTCAAGGAGGACAAACAGATGAACTTTAGAGAATACTACCAAAACCTAGAAGCCAAAGAGTGTAGAAAGTTAAGGGATCGGATAATCAAAGAGTGTGATATATCGCCATTCAGTTTTTACCCGAAATTAGTTGGCAAGCTCCAATGGACTAAACTTGAGAAAGAACAAATCGTAAGGATCACAAAAATCAGTATAACAAAATTATTCTAACATGGAAACAAGGAAAATCTATCAAAGTCTGATGAACATCAATAAGGAAATAACCTTTATTGGTAAGAATCAGAAAAACCAATCACAGAACTTTAAATTTAGGGGGATAGATGATATTCTCAACGAGTTGCATAGATTATTCTCTAAGCACAAAGTTCTTGTCATCCCTAAAGTTACCAACCTAACGAGAGAAGAAAGAACCACCGCTAAAGGAACTGTACTATTTTACACACACCTTACGGTTGACTTTCATTTCACCGCTCTGGATGGCTCTGACATCGTCTGTACGATCATTGGAGAGTCGATGGATAGTGGAGACAAGGGAACTAACAAGTGCCTGTCAATCGCTTTAAAATACGCTTTACTTCAGATGTTTCTAATCCCCACCGAAGAACAGAAAGACCCTGACTCTGAAACCCACGAAGTGAAAGCTAAAGTACTATCTGATATTGGGTTTTCAAAAGCCTTAAAGAGACTCTCTGAAGGTGAGATTGAGATCATTGAGAAGCTGGAATCAGCCTACACTTTATCTGATGCTCAACGCAAGGCAGTAGCCGAAGCAACAAACCCGTTGAAGATCGAGAAAGTAAAAGTAAAAGTTAACGTACCAAAGGAAGGGCAATTAGTATGACCGAGCAACGCACAGCAGAATGGTTTCAATCCCGTTATGGGAAGTTCACAGGCTCACAGATCAGTAAGCTAATGAAGTCGGGTCGCAAGAAAGATCAGGTGTTTTCTGATACCGCAATGACTTACATCTATGATGTGATAGCTGAAATCCTAACTAACGGAAAGAGTGCCGAAGCCAAAGAGTTTACATCGAAAGCAACCGACTGGGGCAACGACCACGAGGATGAAGCCAGAGAAGTATATCAGCAATTCACGGGGGACATAGTAGATGACGTTGGATTTGTTCAATTAGGCGATCACTTCGGTGCATCTCCTGATGGCTTAGTAGGCAAGGACGGAGTACTCGAAATAAAATGCCCATTTAATACTTCAAACCACGTTAAACATTTACTAGCTGAAACCCCTGAAGATTTACCTCAAGAGTATTATTACCAGATGATGGCTGAACTCCTGGCAACGGGTCGCAAGTGGGTGGACTTTGTTTCTTACGATCCCAGATGTGATGAGAGAACTTGCTTGAAGGTTATGAGAATCGAAAGGGATGAAGAAGTGATGGAAGCTTTAAGAGAGAGAATACAATTAGCAACTGAATTATTAACTAACATAATTGAAAAATGGAACTAATCAACATCAAAATCAACGTGCAGAAGATCATCAAAGAGAATCTGTACAAAGGTGAAAAAGGCACATATTTAGATTGTGTATTAATCCCGACACCTCAATCAAAGTTCGGCAAGGATTACGCAGTAGTTCAAAAGACCCCACAGGGAGAGGATACTATCTTTCTAGGAGATGCCACTATTTACGAAACCAAAAAAGAGCAAACCGATGAGCCAGAAGAAGAATCCGATCTCCCTTTCTGATGTAGAGAAAGCCTACGCAGAACCCATTAACCCAGAGAATCCCTTTGAGCGTCTTGCTATTCTAATGAGATACAGCATCCAGGAGATGAACAAGTTCGGTGATCGGGTAGAAGTGATGGATTTAGAGATGATAGTAGACAGAAGCTCAAGACAACAGGATGAGATAATGTATAGCTGGTTCGAGTGTCCTAGATGCGAGGAAGTAAACGTTCCTTTAAGAGCTAACTATTGTCCTGATTGTGGACAGAAATTGAAATGGTAACCAAATGCAAACAGATATATTTAATTCAGCAAGATTTAACGGATCAGATTACATCCCAGAAGTCGATGATAAAAGACTCAGAGGTCAGATCAAAAGAGTATGGGAATGTATGAAGGACGAAAGGTGGAGAACCTTAAATCAAATCTCTATAATAACAGGAGATCCAGAAGCATCTATTTCGGCTCAATTACGTCATCTAAGGAAGGCTAGGTTTGGGGGTCATATTATCCTCAAGCGGAACATGGGAGATCGGGAGAAGGGCTTATTTGAATACCAACTTGTAATAAACAACCAGCCAGCCATGAAAGAACAACAGACATATCCTATTGTGTGGCAAAGAATTAAGGATGGTGATTATTGGGATGCAAGTTGTAATAATCATTTGATAGCTGATATGTGTAAAATAAATATTCAAGACAAACCCTTTAAATGTAATTGTATATTCAAACCACATAAAATTGAAGCAGATACATTTGAAGAAGCCAAGACAGCCGTTGAACAAGCATTTCATTCCTTTATACGGGATGTAACAAAACAAGGAGGTGACAAATGACATTAAGAGAACAGTATGAAAAAGAGAATCCCGAAAAACAACTTGTTGCAGTTTGCCATCATGTAGCTGCATTTACAGATGAGTATGTCGAATGGCTTGAATCAAAGCTACTGGATGTGATGCCATGTCCACCTGATTGGAAGGGGTGTGATAGTTGTAAATATGTTTTGATAGAAATACGAAGTCACGGAGAATTAAGATGTCAAAGATTCGACATATTTATGACACATCAATTAGTTGACGAAACAACCTCTTGCATCCACCATTCAGAAAGAAAGGAGGAGGGATGAGCATAAAGCGATTTAAGTGTTGGCTATTCGGACATAGGATAAACACCTACCTAATAGAACATACAAATCAAAAGGAATGTACCCGATGTGGGGAAATATTAACGGTGTGGTCTATCTATACTGTTGATGATTATTTAGAACAAACAAAAGGAGTAAAAATGGAGAAAGAGTTTAACATGACCTGTTTAGTTACAGGCAAAAAAGACAATCTAAGAATGCACGCCATGCGTAATGACAATGGAGATATGATAGGGTGGGTATTCTTACATGAAGATACACAAATAGAAGACCTGAATGCCAATGTAGAGTGGGAGTTTAAATCACAATGTCCAGAATAAAAAGGAGGATGGATGACCTATAAAGAATATACAGAAGGAATGGACATGAAACAATTCCAAAGAGTTGCCGAAATAAGTTATTATAATAGCAACTATTATATAGGATTAACTCCTTATGATTTATTATATGGTCTGTCAGATGATGATAATACAACGGAATGGTATTTGATTAAAAATCTGAAACTGACTTATTTAGGTGAATCTTATTGTCGTGAAGATGAAAAATTACATAGATATGAAACACCATGTACTTAAAGAAAGGAAGCCATGAAAGAACAACAGACATATCCTATTGAGTGGGAGAAGAATAGAGTTGCTTACTGTAATAATAATTTTATAGGTATGGTTATCTATGAGCTTACGTATTGGTTTGCAAAAAACATACATGGAGACCCCATTAATGGTAAACACTCGTATAGGGGTGATTTTAAAACAGAAGAACTAGCAATGTCAGCCGTTGAGGATGCTTTCCGTTCCTTTATTCGGGATGTGATGCCATGTCCACCTGATAAGGGCGTGGCTAACTTAATTCGTAAGATTGAGATACATATTGAAACAACAAAAGAGTGTATTGAGAACTGCAATATCAAGGGTTATGTAAAAGAAGTATTAGATCAAGAAATTGATTTATATGGAATAATTATTGCACATCTCAATCAAGGTAACCAATGTCCACCTGTGCTGACAGATGATAATATAAAAGATAAAGCTACTGCATTTGCAGATTGGCTCTCTGATAATGGCTATTGGAAACATTGTGACGAAGAGGAGTGGTACTATCAACTTGATAAAGGAGAGGTGAAATTGGATGAGCTTTGAGATAGATATCTTTCAGAGAAGATGGCAGAAAAAGTAATTCAAATGAAGAAACCAATAAGAAGAAAGGATGAGGGATGAAAATAAACAATGTAAAACCTTATATATGTATAACCTTTAAACCCAATTATTATGACAAAATTTAGAGAAGAATTAATCAATTCGTTGAACATTCACAGCATGGAAAATGGCAGCGACACACCTGATTTTATCCTTGCACAGTTTTTGCTTGGGTCACTTGAAATCTTTGATAAGGCAGTAGTACGGAGAGAGAAATGGTATGGTAGAATAGAACAGCCAGTAGAAACTTCAAAAAAAGATAATCTGAAGATGGGAACCCCACCTATTATTACAAGCCAAGTTGCTCAATGGCCGCCAGAAGGGATGCCTTTGGATGCTCCATGCCCACCAAAAAGTAAGGAATAATGGAATTAAAAGAGAAACTTGAAGGAATAGCCAGAATGACTAATGATATGGGGATTATCAATCCGCACGATGCCAAACTCCTACTGGAAGCAATAGCTGATGTAGAGAAGATGAGAGAGGAGATTGAAAACACAATAAAAGGACTGCAAAGTAAACATGATGTCTTTTTAGGTACTAAGGGAGAATCGCATAGACAATCATTTAAACATGGATTGAGTTGGGCGATTGAATCAATTAGAATGATATTAGACCAACCAGACAGCCCACCACAAGATAAGTTTGGTGATTGTAGTAAGCTGGAAGAGGCATATCGGAAGATAAGACAAGAGGTATCGGAATCACCCTATAACGCAGACCCTCACCATAAAAGATAACGTATGAAAAACATAATCATCTACACCAACAGAAGCACTTTCATAGCCAGAGATATTGAGATGCTGAAATCAGATGAGTGGTATTTCGATAACAAAAAGACATGGATTTTGATGAGTTTCTGGCAACAGATAATACACTTCGCATGGACTAGATACGATAATTATATCATCTGGTTCGGGGATTACCACGCTTTGATCCCAGTTTTATTCTCCAGGTTATTCAAACGGAAGTCATTTATCGTTGTCGCTGGGTTCGATGCAATGAGTATTCCTGAAATTAACTACGGGATATTCTACAAGAAAGGACTCCGACAATGGATGGTTAAGAAGGCTTATAAATTATGCACAAAGATTCTTCCTGTGGATAGCTCATTGATGTACGGCTTTAACGAGTATAACCACCAACCAACAGGACTGTTACACTTCATGCCTAAAATCAATCCAGATAAGATCAAGGTTATCAAGCAAGGAATTGATACCAATAAGTGGAAGCCGAAGAACATATTAAGACCTTACGACTTTATCACCGTAGGGAACATAAACAACGGTCAGACTTACTACCGCAAAGGAATAGATGTATTTATGAAGATGGCACGGATGATGCCTGATAAGATATTCCTTGTCGTGGGGTACGAGCAATACACTAACCAAAACATTCACTCCTTTGGGTTCTTGCCTATCAGCCAAGTCAAGAGATTAATGAACCGCTCAAAGGTTTACTGTCAGTTCTCTCTAGCTGAAGGGATACCCAATACTTTAATCGAAGCAATGGCTATGGGGTGCGTTCCTTGCGTTACTGATGTGAATGGGATGAGTAGGATCGTTGGAGATACGGGGGTCGTTATAAGCGACAAGAAAGAGATATATCCAGGTATGTTCAAAGCGTTGGTGATGTCGAATAAAGAATCAATCGAAAGAGTCAAGATAGTAGATACGAAGGTACGGAAACAAGAATTTAAAAAGATAGGTATAGTATGATCCAAGTAACCAAAGTAAGAATCCACTACGTCAACGGAGTCGTAGTTCATAAGAGCCAACGCAAAGCCAACAGGACCTTTGCCAACGATGAGGGAGTAACGGCATACAGAGCAGAGATCAAAGCCCGATACGATGACAAAAAGACCATCAGAGGCAAGAAGTTCGACCACGTTGAAATCCTATTCGATATAAAATGTTAAATAATGTTAAATTTTAGACCACCTTTCAGGTTTCTTCTATATATTTGCTCTGGAAAAATAACACTTGACAAAAGCTAAAAAATGTTGTATCTTGTAAATAAGCTATTAAGAAACTGTATGAAAAAACAAGTAAACAAATCCCTACCTATGGTTCCTGACTACGAAAGTACTCAGGCTGGTTCCTATGCAGTACCAGATAGCAACCTACGGGTGGGGTTTTTTTGTTATGAGTAAAGATACATTTTATTTCTCGCACGATTTTAATGCGAGGTCAGACAGGAAGATGATAAATCTTCAGACGAAACACGGGATGTATGGTGTTGGAATCTATTGGTGTATTATTGAAATGCTATTTGAAGAAGCTGGATACTTGAGCCGAGATTATGATAGTATTGCGTTTGAATTACGGACTGAATACGATGGTATAAAATCCGTAGTAGAGGACTTTAATCTGTTTCAGTTCGATGATGATAACTTCTGGAGTGAAAGTTGCATTGAAAGGATGAAAAAGAGGATGGAGGTGAGTGATTCAGCCCGTGAGAACGTTAATAAACGATGGGATAAATACAGACGTAATACGTCCGTAGAACAAACGAAAGAGATTGGTAATACTATAAAGGAAAGGGAAGGAGAGAAAAAGAAAACAGAGAAGAAGAAATTTATACCCCCTGTATTGAGTGATGTTATAATATTTTTTAATGAAAATGGATACACTAAAGACCATGCCGATAAAGTATTTAAATATTATAGTGAAGCTGAATGGATAGATAGTAAAGGAAAGTCTGTAAGTAATTGGAAACAGAAAATGAGGGGTAATTGGTTTAAGGATGATGGGAAGTTGCCTTTAATTGATCCTGAAGTTTTCTATCAGAAAGAGGTTGATGGATCGGATGGTGATGAATCATATAGGAAATACACCGCTTATATATATGGTGACAATAGCCAGGGTCGGGAGTATAAAGGAATATTGTCAATCACAGAGCAGTTAACATTCAATGAATTTAAAAAGCTACGGCAACACGCTAGTAATAATAATAAGAACTTATCGAATGTCTTAGATGCTATTGAGAGTAAACACACCTACACGGATGGTGCAAAGTCGTTATACGCTATTATAAAGAAATTCATAGGATGAGCTTTACAACAAACACAAACGCTCCTGATATGCTTCTGGATATAATCGCAGAGGTAGGAAGTGTACTGGCGAGATCGAAAGACTCTGACTCAAGCAAGTTCTGGATTCGTGTATTAGGTGTGATGAAGTACTCATTTGCGTACATGAATGACTTGGGATGGATCCTACAAAAGAATGAAATCTTAGAAGCTGAGAACAGGTTTTTGAAATCATACTCCGTAGAACTTCAATCTAGGTTGGATAAATACGAGGTGATAGAAACCGAAAAGCTTAACGGATCATTTGACGAAACGGTTAAAAAAGTGGAGGCATACATTGGAAGAAAATAATATACTGCTCCCTGAGATCGTAAGCGATGATTTAGATATACGTCCTATATCGGGTTGGTTTGATGAGTGGGTGCTTGGTATTAAAGAGGAGCAGAACAAAATTAGCCTGAAGTTCCCTTTGTTAGATCACGAAATGAAGGGCAAACTCAGAGGGAAGTTAGGTGTAATCATTCACTACGGGGGTACGAAAAAGAGTTTGTTAGCTCAGAACATTGCTCATCATAATATCTTCTACAACAAATTGAGAGTGATTTATTCATCAATGGAGATGGGAGTAGTTGAATTGGGGAGTCGGTTTATTAACATCCAGGTGGACTTTAACGACCAGCAGAAACAAGCAAGTGAGGTACTGGAAGAAACCTATAAGACCGATCCAAAGTACGTCCTAGACCTCTTAAATGGAATTGTAGCTGATTCGTACAATGACAAACTTCAGATCACTCAAAACTCTGGATTGACCTGTGATGAATATAAAACCCTACTGGAGAGAGTTGAAACCAATACAGGCTCAACAGATATACTAATCGTGGATGGACTTTCAATGATGGGTGGTAAAGGAACGGAACTTGAGTTAGCGAATATGCACACCAGAGGGTTGAAAGAGTTAGCCAAAGATCGTAACATTCTAGTCCTTTGTATTGTTCACGCTTCACGGGGTGGAGATAAGCACCAAAGAGATGTATCAAAGTTCGCCAGAGGATCGGAAAAGATTATAGACAACTGCGATTTCTATATTTGCCCTTCGTTGATAATTGATGACATTGATAACTACCGAAAGGATATAGGCTATTTGAGAATGGTAAACAAAAGAGGATCTGGAAACGTGGTGGATCTGATTTACTCCTTTACTCCTAAACGACTTATGATGGATCAAACCACATACAGCCCGAAAGACTTTGACAACAAAATGAAAAACGATAATAACTTCTGATATGAAAGTAAACAAGATATACTGTGAGGATTGCTTGGATACTATGGGAAGGATGCCAGATGGATATATTGATCTTACTGTCACATCCCCACCGTATGATGGTTTGAGAGATTATAAAGGATACTCTTTTGACTTTGAGAGTATAGATAAAGAGTTATTCAGGGTAACAAAACAAGGTGGGGTGGTTGTCTGGGTTGTTGGTGATGCTACTGTGGATGGGAGTAAAACTGGAACATCATTTAAACAAGCATTGTATTTTAAAGAGATTGGATTTAATCTCCATGACACTATGATATATCAAAAAGAACCGAGATACCCAGATAATGTAAGATATTGGAATGCTATTGAGTATATGTTTATATTATCAAAAGGGACTCCCAAGTCATTTAATCAAATAAAAGATATTAAGATAAATATAAATAATTTAGGAAAGAAGGTCACCTATAAGAATAGAGGTAAAAATGGGGTCTTAAAAGAAAATAAGGTTATAACATCCAGCCCGTTTAAATCTAGGAATAATGTATGGTTATACTCAAGTGACTCATTACAAGAGGAAATAAATCATCCAGCAGTATTCCCCGTCAAGTTAGTAAAGGATCACATCTATTCATGGAGCAATGAAGGTGATTTAGTTTATGATCCATTTATGGGGAGTGGAACAACGGCAAAGGGTGCTCATCACCTGAAAAGAAACTGGATAGGTAGTGAGATAAGCCAAGAGTATGTTGATATAGCAAACAAGAGGATTGATCCATACCTAAGACAAACAACACTATTATGAAAAAACCAAACGAGATTCCGTATTCGCCTTACGCTCAGTTTCATTTAGCATTAAAAGGCTGGGATGTCTTTTATAATACCAGAAAAATGTGTAAATTTGAACTCTGGGAGCGACATCGGCATAATCGAACCCATGTTGAGCAGTTAAAGCGAAGGGAGCATCCGCAGTATTTGTTTAAGATGAATCCAGCGTATCATAACTTTTTGAGAGAACACGACCTAAAACAAAGGAAAGACTATGAAAGGCAAAAGAAATTACCGAAAGGAAAGCGATCGACTTTTCTCCTTGTTGGTTAGGCAGTCTAACGCTGACGAGGAAGGGATAGTAACCTGTTGCACTTGTGGTAAGACAGGGCATTGGAGGAAGTTTCATCTGGGTCATTTTATGCCACGCCAACATCAGGCAACTAGGTTTGACCGAATGAATACCGATGTTCAATGTGTGAAATGCAACAGTTTTAATGAAGGAGAGCAGTACGCTTATGGTAAATATCTAGATATAACCTACGGAGAAGGGACTGCTAACGATATGTATATGAGAAGCAAGGTGGCTTATCCCCGAAAGGAGATAGACTTCAAATGGCTAGTAGCAGAGTTCACGGATGAATTAACAGAGAAAGGATACCTATGCAGATGATCTCCCCCTATGTAGTTCCAGGCTTATCATTTAAGCCAATGCCAAAGCACCACCCCACGAAAAGAGGTACGTTTAAAATGGTTCGGGCGGTTTGTGCTGAGTATAATATATCCCCGATGCAGATCCACTCCGCTTCAAGACATCGACCTCACGTTATCGGTAGGCAGGTATTACAAACGATACTCAGGATGCTTACTCCAATGACCTTAGAGCAGATTGGAATGGTTGTAGGTAGGCGGGATCATGCAACGGTAGGCTACGCCATCAATCAGGTGAAAGGTCTGTATCAGGTGGATACGACGTACCGCAATAAGGTAAACAATATCTTACACAAAATAGACGCTACTCATTTGGAGGCTAAATTTATGGAGACATGAAAGAGAAATTCTTTAAAGAAGTCTTAATACCTCTGATAGAAAGAGGTGAGCAGTCGGTAGCGATGATTGAATTAGTAACCGACACCTATGGCTATGATGAAACCATCAACCAAGAGAGAACGAGAATAGTAACTCAAGAACTTATAAACCTAAAACATGATTATGAAGGACTTAATATTGACGAAATCACAACGAGATTCAAAAGAATCATCGGAGAAAACCCTGCTGTTAAACCATCGGCACATCGTAAAGTTTACCGTTGGATCAGGGCAACAGCGAAAAGTCTTCTTAGACGAGTTAATAGTCTTGGAAGAAAACGAGAAGGCGATCAAGATCAAGGGGCTTGAGACGGGGGTACATTGGCACGAGAAGGACTTCATCAATAACAGCGTGAAAGTGTTGTTTAGGATCCCGTTCAAGAAAAAGACAGTAAGAGACAGTTTGAAATTATGGTTAGTAAAACACCTGTAAGATGAAAATAAGAATCAACGATTACATCCTAGAGCAAGAGGTGGCTGGTATTGCCCAATGGAACATATACAGAGTTATCTATATAAAGGAGTCTAAGGTATTCGCCAACATAGGCAAAGAGGTCATAAATAATCTCGCTTATGCCGTTTCACTTCCAAGAGCCGTTGAGATTATATCTACTGATACGACTATCGGGATAGATGAGATAAAGACCCTAAAGGAGTATGTAGAGGATTACAATAAGATAGTAGCAGGGATCACAGATCAACTAGTAAAGCACTTATGAATCCATTTAACCACATAGAGCATATATTTTTAATCAACCTACCTGAGAGAACAGATAGACTCATGGATTCCCTTTACGAGGTGGAGAAGATAGGACTCAAACAAAGGGTGGCAGTCGTTGAAGGGTTAAAACCTGGACACATGGGATTTATTGAAGCCACATATAACATCCTTTCAGGGGTAGACCGAACCACTCTGATTTTAGGAGATGACATCAAGTTCATTAATACCCCGTTAAAGACGTTTGAGGTGGCGTACAAGGAGATCAGTCTTGAGGACTGGGATTTACTATATCTTGGTGCATCGCCTCAACAGAAGCTCCTGAAACGCTACGACAACTGGTATCTACTAAAGTACGGGCTGACATCTCACGCTATTGTATATCACAGAAGGATAATCCCTACGGTGGTTAAGATGCTAGAGTCTTTTTTAAACAAGCCCTCGAAACTAGACCACCTGCTTTTGAATTGGATACAGCCAAACTATACCTGTCTGCTAATCGACCCTATGATATGCACTCAACGTCCTAAAATACTAGATATTTAGGGCATGAAATAAAATAACACTTTACTTTGTAACGAAAAATGCTTACCTTTGTTAAATGAAAGAATCACTAGACTTAATCATCATCGCTATATATGTAACCATAGGGCTGATCTTCTTCGTGAGAGCTTTAATACGAACTTTAATAAGATGAAACCAACGAAACTAGAGAAGCTACCTAACTGGGAAGAAACCCACAAGAGGATGATGAGGTGGACATTCGACTGTCCTAACGAGGAAGATTTAAGGATGGATGAAGATAAGATCAGGGAGCAGATGGAGAAATCAGAGAACGCAAAAGTAAAGCTATGCAGATAATACCCGCAATCTTAGAGAACATCACAAGTAGGAAGGACAAAACATTCAAGCTTACATTTGGCACAAATGAATGTAGCCCAGATCAAGTCAAGGAGATTGTAAAGACCCTCAATGACTTCGTATTCCTAGCAATGAAAAAGGATAACTTCAAAACAGAGGAAGTAAAGATACTTGAGAACCTGGAAAGTGAATACGAGGACACCAGCAAGAGCCAAGCCCAACGTATCAGATCGGTTCTGTTTCTCCTCTGGAAGCAAGGCAACGGGGGATACGAAGATTTCAATATGTTTTATCAACATCACACCGAGAAGATAATAACGCATCTAAAAAACAAACTAGACCCATGATAGCTTACCATTGTCATAATTGTGCCTGTGAGATAGCAACTACTTACACCCAGATAGAAGATAGAATATATTGCCCTGTCTGTGCTTCTACGCTATTCTGCCAACCAGAAGACATAGAGAACCCTTATTTGAATCCAGACCATCATAAGGAGTGGGAGCTATTCCTGAGAGGGTTCGATGAGATACAAGCAAGGACACGGGAGCAGATACTACGAAAGTTGTTTAACATTCAAAGATAAAGACATGAGCGAACAAAAGAAATTTCCCACAATCGTATTCCTATTAGGGATCACAGTAGGGATGTTACTCTATCAGGCATTACCCGTAATTAAACAAGCAGTTATATACATACTACCATGAAAAACGAACCAGCATTCCCGTGTGAAACAATCACAGAAGATCAAAAGCCGTGGGAAGCTAACCTCCATCCAGGTATGTCCAAACGCTACTGGACTGCCGTAATGATAGCACAGGGGTACCTTAGTGGGGTAATGGGAAATAAGGAGATGAGTATAAGGGCGAATGAAGAAGCTGCCGAGGATAAGAAGAAGCTCGGTAAGCTAATAGCAGAACAATCATTTGTAATGGCTGATTACCTTATAAAACAAGAGAACGAATGAAACTATTCTTCATTACCACGACACTTGAATTAAATATAGAGCAGATTGTATCTATTGAGAGATCCGACTTTACAATAAGAGTCCGTATGTCAAATGGAGATGAGCATTGTATAAACATAGATCAGTATAGTGCTATGATAGTTGAATATGACTTATTGAGAAAATAGAAACTTTAGAAACGAATAAACTTTAAGTGTGTAAATGAAAATATCAAAGATAAAACTAAACAAAGACAACCCCAGACTGATAAAGGATGAGCGGTTCAAGAGACTTATTGACTCCATTAAGGACTTCCCTAAGATGATGTCGCTCCGTCCCATCGTAATAGATGCAGAAGGTACGATACTAGGCGGTAATATGCGATATAAGGCACTCAAAGAGTTAGGATATAAAGACATCCCAGATGACTGGGTGAAGCAAGCACAGGAGCTTACAGACGATGAGCGTGAAAGGTTCATAATAGAAGACAACGTTCCTTTTGGTGATTGGGATTGGACTATACTAGAAAGCGAATGGGATCAAGATAAACTCATAGAGTGGGGCCTGGAGCTTCCTGACGATTGGGGAAGTGAACCAGAAGAAGGATTAACGGATGATGATGCTATCCCAGATGAGGTAGATCCGATATGTAAACTTGGAGACCTGTGGCAACTCGGAGATCATAGGTTGCTCTGTGGCGATAGCACAAAGGCCGAAGATGTTGAAAGACTAATGGACGGGGAGAAGGCGGATATGGTGTTTACAAGTCCTCCATATAATGCAGGAAAGACGCCAACAGAATTAAAGGCTGGTAAAAAATCGAAGTATCTAAACGACCTAGATAATAAAAGCAGTACAGAATATCTTTCACTATTAGAGTCATCAACTCTTATAGCTTTAGAATATTGTCAATATGTGTTTGTAAATGTACAGAGTTTATCTGGTAATAAATTATCATTAATTGACTTTCTTTATGATATGAAGTCGAAATACGCAGAGACTATTATCTGGGATAAGCAAACAGCACAACCGGCTATGGCTGAGAATGTTCTAAACTCTCAGTATGAGTACATACATTGTTTTAGCCAAAAGTCAAACCGCCATATTGGCACAAGGTATTTCAGGGGAACACTATCTAATGTAATAAATATCAGCAAACAGTCAGAGAATAAGATAAAAGAGCATAATGCTATATTCCCAACTAGCCTTGCATTGCACTTTGTAGAAAATTTTAGCGACTCATCAATATATGATCCGTTTATTGGGTCAGGCACAACCCTAATTGCTTGCGAAAAACTATCTCGCAAATGCTACGGCATGGAACTTGATCCACACTACTGTGATGTGATAATAAAACGATGGGAAGACTTCACAGGAAATAAGGCAGTTAAACAAAAATAAAACAATAATAGAAATGGGAAGACCAGGAGGAGCACCAGAGAACTTGAAGCCATGCAAGAAAGGTGAAACGAATAACCCAAATGGCAGACCGAAAGGAAGACGCAATATGTCTACTATTCTAAAGGAGATGTTGTGTGAGAAGATAGATGTTATCATTGACGGGAAGAAGGTAAAGAGGGAGTTCCAGGATGTCATTATAAGGAAGCTGCTAAAGAAGGCAAACGATGGGGATATAAAAGCCATCATAGAGATATTCGACAGGATGGAAGGAAAATCCAAGCAGTCAATGGAAGTAATTATGCCCGAAAGGCAGATAATAGAAACCAGCGAACCCCTATTTGATGATCCAGAATACAACAGCAGTCGACAAGATAAAGACCCTGACTAAAAAGAAGCGGGTTGTTCAGGGCGGGACATCAGCAGGGAAGACGATAGCTATTCTAGTTTGG